ACGCAAACGAGTTTGGAAGATGCTTCCGATCCTGAAGGCATAGGATCTCCACAACCAAGGTTGTGGGACCCATACCAGTCCCAGGGGAAGCAACGTTCGAGTTTCGTAGGCCAAGAGGGAAAGTCGTACTTAACGAACTTCCCTTTGCCGTCCGAAACTGCTCCAGGTCCATGCTTCGGTTTAAGACCGAACCAGTCGAACTCACCGAGTTCGGATGTGAAGACACGGCATAGCCGTCTAAACTCATCCCAAGGGAAGTTCGCCCTGTGGTCGTGATCTCCAAAAAGATCAAGACCATCATCGCACTGAAAGCCCAATATAGGGTGACCAATGCGATCCTTCCAGACTGGGACTTCACAGTCCCAAGTACCGGAATGAGGTTTTGCCTGGCCTTCCTCAATATCGTAAAAATCTGTAATAGATTCATCGATATAGTCCTCGTGACAAGGTAGTCGCATTTTCTTAGTAGCAAGAAAAACTTGCCGTAGAAATACGATTGCGTTGACATCTGGATCTGGAAGAAGCATGCCATCCTCATCAAACACCATGTCAAACAGGTCCCGGAGTAACTCCGGTCTGTTTCCCCTAGCCTTTATCCCTTGGGGTATAGGCGGGTTGGACATGGAACCAGTGGAAAGCCATTTATCAAATGCCTTTCCAAGGGCCGGTAGGGTTATCGTGAAGAACGGTAACCCACGTTGCTTGAACGCGAGTTCGAGGCGATTTCGATCTACCTCGAGCCCACTTCGGATGTTAGGAAAACATATGGCGCAATCCTCGAGGATCGCTCCGTAGAGTCCCAATGCGAGAGATTCATAGCTTTTCATCTTAGCGCCTTTCCAAGGTGCGGTTGAGATCTATGTGCTTCTATCTTCCAATCACCAAATGTGATTATACTGTTCCCACGTGGGATCAGTAGTCAAAAGGAGACCAGAGTTTTACTTCTGGCTTCAGTTGACGCCGGCCGCTAGGTCGGAAATCACAGTTCCAGACCCCAGCCATGCGGCTAGGGCCTTCATGACATCTGCGAGTTTCACCGGATCGGTCTTGTCCTCGGCACGAAATGTCGTGCTGCAGGTCCAATTCTGTTCTGGTGTCGTCGGTGTCGCATAGACAACGTAGTCCACGGACACGTTGTGGCGTCTGTACTGTTTCCCCAATTTGTCCTTCTCAAGAGAATGGCGAATTGTCAGGGTAATCGCTTCAGTACTAGCAATAAGCTGGTACGTAGAACCGAAATTATCCTGGTTGCGACGGTCAAGGACCTTAGCAACAGTGGCAACAGTCAGAGTGATTGTGGATGGAAACATCGCATTATCCCTTGGTTAGCTGGCTATGGGCGACTTCGCCCTTAGTACGGCCAGCGACCCAAGGACTGACACCTTATAGAAGTCCAATATTGGAATTCTTAAAGGAGG